GACGAATTAACCAGATAACTATAATGATTAGACCTATAATTATCCCTATAGCTATTTCTCCGACTTGTAGCTTAACTGATTGCCACCAAGAAAGTTCACGTTCAACCGGAAATGGGATTTGAATATTAGTTATCTGATTTATATATATTGTATCAATCAAGTTCTTATACTTATATAAGTACCGGTCTTTATAAATAAGTACTGTATCACCTTTACGATCAACGTAGATACTATCTCTCTGATAGATGCTGTCATGTAGTATCTTACTGAAGTAGATACTGTCATGCTGCACTTTTTCTATAGGAACATATTGAACGCTCTGGCAGGAAGTGAACCATATTCCCGACATCAGGAATATGGTTATATAGATTAGCGCTTTCATGGTCGGATCACTGTATTACGAAGAAAATTAGAAAATTCACTCCTGACATCGAAGCAGGGACAAGCCTTGATATATTCTTTTGGCTCTACCTCTCCGCTGCCGTCCAGATCCGGCGAAGTATCACGGTGTCCGAGTACTTCAATTATAGGATATTCCTTACAGAGCTTCGCGACCAATTCGCGTAGTGCTGCCCTTTGAGCCGGAGTACGTGTATCTGTCGGCTTTCCGGCTGCATCCAAGCCTCCGATATAACAGATGCCAACACTATGCTTATTATACGAAGACTCTGAAAATCCTTTGGTATTGCAGTGCGCTCCATCAATGCTTAACGGTCGCCCATTCTCAACTATTCCGTCAAGATCAACAATGAAGTTATAACCGATTTGATTGAATCCTCGAACCCGGTGCATCCGGTCAATATCTTTGGCTCGTAAATCCTGTCCGGCACGTGTTGCCGAACAATGGATGATAATTGCATCAATTTTCTTCATTTCTTCTCCTCCTTATTCTTTGTTATTGGACCAATCTTTACCAAATTGACACGAAAAATGATAGCTATCAAAATGGCTGTTCCTAGCCAATGCCAAGAATCTTGAAAAATAAACTCCAAAACTTCAATCATTTTGCACCTCCTTTTTGTAAGTAGTTCGTTAAGTAAGGGATATTCTTTATAAACTCGACACTTAATACATAGTGCAAGAAAGCTACTACCTTATAGCCATTACTAGAGTTGGGTAGAATTTCTTTGATATTCCTTAGAATATTTACCCCGTAGAAATAGAAAACGCTATACGTAATAAATGAAACACATTGTAGCGCACCTTCCGGATTTCCTTTGTGTTCACCAATAAAGTAGATACAGCTAACCAAGACAAAGAAAATGGTTGCTTCTACAATGCACCTCCAAGCCTTTTTAAAAGAAAAACTCTCATGATTGATAAGGAGTGCAGTAAGTAGCCCGCAAATGAAATTGAGGGCAAATACAGCAATAAGACTTTTGATCTCCCCAGAAATAGGATTGAGATAAGCAGCTATGCCGGTAACCAATCCAATAAGTAAGTTTTTGAAATAATCCATATCATTTTTATCTAAAATATTAATACTTTATTTTAATACCTCGCTACAATCATCAATAGCTGTCTGAAATACTTGTTTCACTTCGCCAAAGGTTAGCCCATGATCCTCATGTAGCGAGAATCCGGTTACTCCATTTCGCGAAGTATTGAAGAAACCTACTGTGGCTTCATCCTTAATAATCTCGGCAGTAATATCTTTCACAGCTTCGGTCCCACGGGTTGACATTCTGTACTTAATCCTGATAGCGTCCGTAACCTTAGTTGTGGCAGTACTGTTAGTTGATGTAATGTTCATTCCTTGTTTCCTCCTTCTATTAAATCATAAATTTGTCCGTACGTACCTGCAGTAAGATACTCTCCACAAATTTCTTTTAATAGAGCAGCATCTTCCGTTTCAATATCAAGTACTCCACGATTGTTAATAATCTGTTGTAGCATTTTATATGCTCGTAATTTCTTGGAAGTTTCCATATTCTTCTGTGGATTAGAGCCTGCTGCAAATAATGCCTCTGCCACCAAATCACGAAGAGATTTCTTACTTTCCTTACCATTCACCAATTCGACAAACTCCCGACCTCTAAAGTCGAGTAAGTTTCTGTTTAGATTTACTTTCATAATTTTTATTTTATTTCAACGATTAACCCTTTTACTATATGCAAAGTCTTTCCTCGTGTAGAAGGATCTAAAAGTGTAATTGTGCTATCTGAAATAACAGACCAATAACTCCCATTGCCATCACTCGGAAAGAATCCATTTGCCGTTACATCTCCTAGTACCCTTACGTTGCCATCGAAGAAACCCGCATAAATGTAATTATCGGGATATTTAGGAGTCTTAAGATTGGTAGATCCATAAATAGCAGCACTTCCTCCAAAACCAGCCCCAATAGCGGAAATACCGAAATTACCATCCGTGGCTGGATTGAAAGTAACATGCACTACACCTTCTTTCGAGGTGGTACTATATCCCAATTTCAGACTGCGGGAAATATCCCCGAAATAATCACCCGCTTTCCAGACTAATCGACCGTTATCAATCGTGAATCCTCCAACCTTTGCGCCGTCCGCATCAATACGTTTCACACGAATATAGTCAGTATTCAAATACCCGCCTACAACAATTGTAGTACCAAGTTTTGCATATTCGACTGCATCCTCAAATGCTAATTTACCCAATCCGTCTCGATCAATCTTGGAGTTAATCATTGTCTGCAGATCACTATGCAGTGCGGTGATTGTAACAGCACCTTCCAAATTAATTTTAGATGAATGAATCGTCGTTTCACCTGCTGCCTGGTTAATATAAGATATAAGCGTATTGCCGTTTTCCAGTTCTTTAGAAGCATATATCTTATTACCGTCAGCTGTAGTAATCCAACCTGCAGTATCTATCCGCTGCGTCAGGCTGTCAACTCGAGTTACTTGTGCGGAGATTTGAGTATTGAGTACTTTCAAATCGGCTGTACACTCATCGGAATAGCTTTTCAGTTTGTCGTGAATAGCTTTGTTTGCTTCTCCAACAGCTGTATTAAAACTAGCTAAAGCAGAGTTGAATAGAGTAAACTTATCATCTACATTCTTTTTTTCCTCAATAGTCGTTTGTCCATCTGCAATAGCCGTATTTATTGCAGCAATAAGATTATCAATAGCACCAAATAAGGAAACCTTGGCATTAAGTAAGGCTGTTTTTGCAGAACCTTCCAAATAGGTGTTTACATATAGTTTGCTATATGTCGCTTCAACGGCAGATTTCGTATTTTTGACTGTATTCAAATACTTCTCTATCGCTTTCGCTTCCGCCCCGTCAATGATACCGTCCGCAAATGCGCCATCCACATAATCATGTAAGCCATCGACTGAATCGGCAGCGTCCTGCGCAGCTTTAGCAGCGTTCGCTGCATCCTCTAAAGCTTGTATTGCTTGTTGCAGTGCCTCGTCAGAATATTCCTTTAGTTTATCCTGTATTGCCTTATTTGCTTCTTCAACAGCAGTATTAAAATCAGCATAGGCAGAATTAAAAAGAGTGAATTTACTATCCACGTCTTTCTTTTCTTCTGTTGTCGTGAATCCATCAGAAATTGCAGCATTGATAGCATTAATCAAGTTTTCAATACTTCCCATCAATGTAACCTTAGCATTGAGCAAACCAACCTTTGCAGAGCCGGATAAATAAACATTCGTGTAGAGTTTATTATAAGTTGCTTCGATAGCTTGTTTAGTGTTGTTGATCGTATTGATATACTTTTCAATAGCTTTTGCCTCTGCTTCGTCTATAAGACCGTCAGCGAAGGCTCCATCTACATAGTTATGAAGTCCTTCCACTGAATCGGCAGCATCTTTGGCCGCTTTAGCTGCATCCTTTATTTCCTGATGAGCAGCTTCCCATTCAGACAGATTTTCCAATCCGGAAGAACCTGCTTTTATTTGGATATTACCGCCTATCTCACTTTTTACCAGATCGAAATATGTATCACCGTCCGGCGAAAGGATTCTTTCTGTTGTTACGCGGCCCGGCAGAATTTCAGTAAATCCGTATAGCTGAACAAAACTTCTACTACCTTCATACTCGCTGTTAAGCACTCCGGTGAGTAAATGATAATATCCAGTTATCTGTTCCATTTTAATAGCTATTTCACTCAAGAGGAATGTTCCGGCTTGATTCTCCTTGCCAACTTTAGCATATAGATAATATTTCTTTTCCGGGTCAATGAGTGCCGGAGAATTGTATTCAGCTATATCCCAGTACTTATATTCGTCTGCCTTATGTGAAGAAGAAAGAGAACTAATGCCGAGTGTTAAATGCTGAAGGATTCCTGCCGGAGCGTTCAGTATTCTTGTGCTGGCATTATAAGTAATATTGTGAGATACCTGAACTGGATTCGTTTTTGAATTGACAAAACGGAATTGCAGGCTTTCATCACCTACAAGCAGTTGCATGGTTGAAACGGTTATTGGATTGACAGAGCCGGAGAAGTTCAGCAGTGCATCTTCAAGCATGGACATCGTTTCCTTTGCATCCCGGAACCGACGCTTAGTAAACTGCAGGGCGTCCTTATGCTTGATATCTACCTCTACTTTGTTCGTCTCAATCTTATTCAGATCACTTGAAACAGATGTACTGACTGGTTCGTTTGATAACTCTATTTCCGGAGAATATGGATTATTAATATAGCGCTTGATTCCGATCATGCGAATAAGAGAACCTTCCGGATGAAATTGCGTATCATAGAAATCAACATACCCTCCGAGTACTATTTTACCGCCTATCTCCAACCAGCGTTTTTTAGCCCAAATGCCGTCCAATGTCCCGGTAAATATGAATGCTTTATCTTCATGTTCATACAGGTATTTTGCTGCTTCCTTGAAAGCTTCCCAGCTCGCACCTGTTTGTGTGCTGTCATTACAGATATAAGCCTTCGGCAATTGCATCCCGAACACTGCGTATGTATCACCAACCTTCGGGCGCCAGACTTCCGGTTCCGGCATTGTTATCCCATCGATTTCTTGCGGAACAATTTCAAATCGACGTGCCTCTTTCTTGTCTTTCGCTTCATGGATATACTTTACTTCGAACTCCTTGCCTGTAAGCATGCCGGTTTGGAAAATGACAGTCATACTTTCTCCAGCTATGAGACAATCTTCGAAATTCAACTCTTCCGGGATGTCTTTATCTACAAAGTCAAAGAAGTTATTCTCCTTGTTCACCTCAATAACAGCACTGACAGTACCGACACGGGAAGGATAAATAGCTGTACAGTCCAGACTATCTTCCTTTGCTGTTGTAAGTTCTTTATCAGCACGCATGACACAAGTTCCATCCGCATCTGTCTTATACGTTCTCCCTTCGTAAACAAGAGTCTTATTCTTTGGAAGTAACAGGTATTTAGATCCGTATGTAGAATAATCAATATTACGATCTGTAGTTTCTACCAAAATTATTTCGGGTGGTATATCCCCAGAAGTCCTACCAACACCGACCTTGAAGCCGTGGCCTTTACCATACGACAGTTTCAAAGGGTTCTCCTTGTTATACTCAACTTTACGTAGATGGATAGTCTTAATTTGTTTTCCTTCAACCGTTTCTTCAATGATCTGCCATTCTGTTTCATATAGTTCTGCAAGTTGATTGAAAGCATCAAGAATATAGGTGTGATTGTAGTTGATTACTTTTTCCGTTCCTTCAATGCAATCACCGACTTTCCAACCGGTACTCCGACGGTTCAGGTTTTCAACGAGTAGACGTAGATGTTCATGTGGCTTGGCTGTATATGAGAATTTAATACTTTTGTCAACGGTATGACGTACTTTCCACAGCATAGCATCAGCCTTCCCAGTTTCCAGAATCAGAGTATATTCGAAGTTACGTTCACCGTTCTTCTTGAAATTGCTATCCTTCTTCAAAGAATAACGCTTCCCATAGAAATCACACCAGGAGCCAACCGGAATTTCAATATATCCTGGATGAGAAAAATATAAAGTGAGTGTATCTTCTCCCATGATAGCTTCATAAGAGTAGCTTTCATCCTTTACTTCAATTCCTATTTCCTTATCACCATTATGCAAAGTTATCATATCACCAGATTTGAATTTATATTATAAAATATAAATACATAAGTGTAATGAACAGAGTGATTCATCTATTCAAAAAGATAGTATTCATTTAATCTATTGCGGGTCATTTTTTACATAAGTTCTCTCGGAACAAAATCTGCGCAAATTAGTTCGCAAAATTTAGGACAAAACGGCTATCGCAAATACGAAGATGGATTACTTATACAATGGGGAGTTAATGTAACAGGGGTACAAGGTGAAAGAATTACCTATTTTTTACTCTCTTTTTCAGATACAAATTACAGCATAATTTTATCAAGTGATCCTGGGGGGAAAAGTATAGCTAACAGTTTGGTTTCTCCACTATTAATATCTAAATCAAGTTCTAATTTTAAAGCGTGTAATAGGTATTATGATAGTTATAGTTATGGATATGGAACATGGAATTTTTATTGGATAGCAATAGGAAAATGGAAGTAGATATTATTAACATCAAATTAGATATGAGTAGTTTTAGTAGAAAATTGGTACTACTTTTTGCCATAATATTTTGGCAAAGTTCTCTCGGGACTACGTATGCTTTAGCTGATCTATCGAACGCAATGAGCGTAAACCTATCCTTGAACGGTTATGCAAAATTCAATAATGGATTACTTGTACAATGGGGCAGAGTTGGAGGTTCATCTACAGTTTCGTATAGTGTGACTATGCCTACATCTTTTTATAATACTGAATATAAAATATTTGCAACTGTATATAAACCTAGTAGTGACTCCGCCGTATATTCATCATCTCCTTTGGCAATAAATAAAACAGTTAGTAGATTTTATTTGAATAGAAATTATGCAAGTGGGGGTACTACTGGATTATCACAAGAATCATGGGACTGGTTTGCGATCGGGCGTTGGAAATAACTAAAAAACAAATATTATGAAGTATTGGAAAAATGGATTCTACGATGAACCGGTAGACGGTTCAGTAGAAATAACGGATGAGCATTACAATCAGCTATTAGATGGGCAGTCTAACGGTTTACTGATAGTTGAAAGTAAGAATGGATACCCGATTTTGGTAGAATATGAGTACGACATCGAAGAAGCACGAAAAATGAAAATGTCTGAAATACAGATATTTGACAAGTCTGTAAATGTCAATTCTTTTGATTTATTGGGTAAAAACATGTGGTTAGATAAAAGTACACGTGTTGGATTATTTAACTCAATTTCGATTGAAAAAAATGCTGGTAAATCAGATACCGTATTGTGGTATGATGCTATAAAGTATATCATTCCAATTTCTGACGCTTTAGCAATGTTGAATGCCTTAGAACTGTATGCGCTCAACTGCTACAATGTGACACAATCGCACATCGCAGCAGTCAGATCATTGCAGACTATTGAGGAAATCGAAAACTACGATTATACGATAGGTTATCCGGAAAAGTTGAGCTTTTTGGGATAACCAGTTTTGAAGTTGTATGCTTCAATTTCTTCTTTTGTCTCTAGCTTTTGAATAGCCTTCGTATGCCTTTGTGTCGTGTCAAAACACGCAAGGGCATACAATTCTAGCTGTTGTAACATGTCAATGGCTCTTTCGATTGATAAGACAAACTTTGTATTACTAATCCAGATACTTGTTTCAGATCGTCCGGCTTCTTTCTCAATATTGATTGAATTCATAAGCCCTACACGGGTGTTTTTGTTTAACCAACCGAATACATTATCAATACTGAACTGATTCACTATTTGGGATGAATCGAACAATCGTAATTCATCAAGTTTTTGTACCCTGATTTCTTCAATAGTAGCCTCGTATCCAACTAAGATCGGATATCCTCTGGTGCTTTCAACTATGAGTAATCCAGCTGATTGTCCGGCTAATAACTGGCTATAATGCTCATCTGTAATCTCTACCGAACCGTCAATCGGTTCATCATAAAACCCTTGTTTCCAATACATCATAATGATTATATTTAGTTTATTTCCAACGTCCTATTGCAATCCAATGAAATTCCGCGTTCGATGTTCCGTTTCCTTCTGCTGCATAAGTACATATATAATTAAAACTAGATTTAGTTTTAGCTAAATAATTAATAACCCAACTTGATAGATCAATTAAATTACCTTTCATAGCACTACACGCCAATGAATAATAATCATCATGGAAAGAAAGTGGTAAAGTAATAGTTCCCTGATATGAACTACCGCCAGCTTTTTTCCCCCATTGAATCATTAGCCCGTCTGGTAACTTGTAATATCCATTTTGAGAGAAGTTCTTTGTTGAAACATTTGAAAAATCTTTCAATGCAGTATTAGTTCCGAGAGAACTTAGTAAAGTTTTCTCTGCATCAGTCATAAATTTTCTTGTAGTACTTTCTTCAATCATTGATGCTGGATGAGAAGCCGGATGAGAGTAATTATTAGCTCCAGAGGCTATTCCACTAAGTTTTGTACGTTCTTCATCCGTCATAAAACGATGCGTTTCATCTTCTTTAATGTCCGATGCTGTATGATTATGAGAACTTGATGCATAATTACCCTTGGGTTGGTATGCTGAATCGTGGTTGTGATTACCAGCGGCTTTACTATTCCAAGTAGATTTTTCTGAATCTGTGACAAAACGATGTGTAGAATCGTCTGTAATATCTGTTGCTGTATGCTTATGTGATGAAGCTGCATAACTACCTTTAGGTTGATATGCGGAATCGTGGTTATGATTACCTGCAGCTTTACCATTCCAAGTGCTTTTTTCTGCATCAGTAACAAAGCGATGAGTACTATCCGGAGTAATATCCGTTGCTTCGTGTTTATGCGAACTCGCTGCATAACTTCCTACTGGCTGATAGACCCCTGTATGAGTATGATTCGACGGGGACGCACCAACCTCGGAAGCTGTATAGGATGGTTTACTTGCAGCCTTCGCCCATGCAGGAACATCACTTGCTGGCATGGAAGTAGGAAAGTCGCTAATCTCTGATACTTTGTGAGTATGCGCTTTAGGTGTACGTGCGTCACTTAGTCGACTATCATTTCCTTGGCAAACAGTTCCGGAAGTTGTGCCAAAGTTCTTATTGAAAGCTGTATTTTTTGAGAATACAGGTTCGTATATTCCTGCATGGTTATGTGTATCCAAAGCTGCTTTCAAAACCTTCCCTTGTTCGGCAGAAAGGACCTTGCCAGTACCACCACTTGTTAGGTTGTTGACAATATCGGAAACGTTGATTTTCTTCCCTAACTCTGTTGCCATGGTAGCGGCGAAGTTCGGATCATTATTAAGGGCATTAGCCAATTCAATAAGCGTGTCGAGGGCTTCCGGTGCTCCAGCTACAAGTGCATCCACTGCAGCTTTTACTTTAGCATCAACTCCAGAAACTGCGTTATTGGCGGCCTGTGCTGCCGCATTTGCGCTATCTGTGGCAGCTTTAGCAAGAGCTGTTTGCGCTACTGATGCATTTTTGGCTGTATTAGCATCATCAGTAGCTTTTTTCGCTAAAGCTGTTTGGGCTTCCGATGCAACTTTGGCAGCGTTAGCCTCTTCTGTTGCTTGTTGGGTTTCTTCTTTGGCAGCATTAATACTTATAATTGCTGCGTTAGCGTCATTAGTAGCTTTCTTTGCAAGAGCAGTCTGTTCAACTGATGCGTTTTTGGCAGCATTTGCATCATTCGTAGCTTTTTTTACAAGTTCTAGTTGTGCGGTAGCATCTCCTGTAGCAGATGTCATTTCTTGTATAATACCGCTATACTCTGACTTACGTTGGGATTCGGCTTCTACACGTTCTGTTTCAGCAGAGACACGCCTAGTCTCATTTGAGGAACGAGTATCTTCTGCAGCTTTGCGGGTATCTTCATTTTGCTTTCTTTTATTTTCTTCGGATACTCGGGCTGTCTCCGCTGATTTACGTTCTGTTTCAGCGGACTTTCTTTTGTTTTCTTCTGATACTCGGGCTGTCTCCGCTGATTTACGGTCTGTTTCAGCAGATACGCGTTCAGATTCGACAGTAACGCGATTATCTTCGGCTGTCACACGTGCAGTTTCATTCGTTTCTCTCGTGGATTCGGCTTCTTTTCGTTCATCTTCGGCTGTTACGCGATCTGTTTCAGCTGTAGAACGTGTTGTTTCAGCCGCTTTTCGTTTGTCTTCTTCCTTCACACGTTCCGATTCTGCAGAAGAACGTCCTGTTTCAGCGGTCCTACGTGCATCTTCATTATTTTTACGTGCTTGTTCATCTGACACTCGTTTATTTTCTGTTTCAACGCGGCTAAGTTCTGCAGATACACGTTGCCCTTCAGCGGTCGCACGAGCTGCTTCCTCTGCTTTACGGGTATTCTCATTTATGATACGTACTGATTCTGCAGCTGACCGGGCTTGTTCTTCATTTGAACGATTTCTTTCAGCATCGATACGAGTAGCTTCATTGCGTTGTCGAGTATCTTCATTCGCTTCTATTTGGGTTCGGGAATCATCAGCCGCCTTTGCTGCGTCATTGGCCTTCTTTGTTGCTGCAACTACGTCATCATAGGCTTTCTTTATGAATTCAAGACTAACTTTTACACTTGTTTGTACGCCATTCACCATTTTAACGCCAATAGTGTACAATCCTACCATGCTATCAGCAAGCGTTAATTCGCTGATTTTTTTCTTTTTAATTGGCATAATTTTTTAAGTCAATATAAAATATTCCATCTTCTGTTATGATAAATTCTCCTGCTTCGGATGCAAGCAGGAAATCTGTTTCTCCAATCCGGAAACTAGTAAATACAAGTTTCAAGGTAAATTCCCACCATACCCCATTATTAAGAAGAAAATTGTTTGTCTGGCAACTCTTATAATAGCAAGGATAGCTTTCACTCCACTCATCACAATAAAATATACGTTCAGCATCAGAATACTCATATCCTTCATCATCGACCTTAGCAGACAGTTTTGTGAGATCATAGAGTAGGGCATTGCGATTACGCCAGAACGCTTCAATCGTCCCGGTCCGCATCAGGCATTTGAGAGATACTTCTTTGGTTTGGAATTTCACAACTTCACCGTCATAGATTGCTCCATCTTGACGTTTGAAATTCTGCAATAGGTTCTTTTTTACTGCCGGAGTTTTCAATATCTCGGCATTACTACCTGGAAGAACTATTACGCCATAATCGGACAAATCTTTATTGTCTATTTCATAACCCTTTGGCATAGCGATAGAATTAACAGGGTCCTGATATTCATAATTTGCTTCATGAGGAAAATCGTTTGCAAAAACTATCTTCGCTATTTCAAGTCTAGGATAAATTGTATAGCTATTCTGTGATAACAAACGTAAACGATATGTTTTACCAAGAATCGGAAAACGGAAATTATGGTATCCCATATCGGAAAGGAGCGCTATTAATCCACCAAATCCCAAGTCATCTCTAAAGCCAAATTCTATACTAATTTCGCTTGTGTCGAGGGCAACCACAGAAAGATCAAATTCTTGTCCGTCTTCCTCCGGCCAGTCGTTTTTCTCCGGATCTTTCAAAGTAGGGAAGGCAACAAGATTATTGTAGCTCCCCTTTATAATTGAAATACCGTGTTTGGTATACATATCTAATTCATCTATTAGTAATTGTCCTTTCATCGCTTCAGTATTATGCCTTTTGTGTTTAGTGTATCAATACCCAGCTTTATAGACTCTATGGCTTTTTCAATCGCTTCAAGCCGTGCTGTATGGCTGCTTATATCAGATAGATAAGTGATAACAATATCATTGTATTTCATTATTTCTCCCATATATTTATCCAAATTTGAAAGATATGCGAGTTTTTCCGCTATTTTATCCGAATTAGACTGGAGATGCTTTACACCTTCATTAATTGAATATGTATGAGAGATCATAACAGCAAAACTACCGTCTAGCTTATCTGCAGAGTCTTGCGACATAGAAGCAAATCCTTTCTTTGATGCCTCACGTTCTTCATCATCATCTTTGCCAAAACCATATATTTCTGATAATGCATCTCGTTTAGCTTTCATTTCATTGGCAATCTGTTGGCCTTCGGCTTTCAATGCATTATATTCATCCTCGGTCATACCATCATCCATTGCATTATATAGCTTTTCCCTCCATTCAATCAACCGGTCCATATAATCCTCCTTAAGCATGGAATTAAGAATGGCATTTCTCATATATTCTTCGAAGTTGTCTGCAAAATCAGCACTATCGGCGTCCATATCAGTAAGCAAGTCTTGGAAGTCAGAGCGGAGAGAACTGTAATCAATAAGAGTCGTATCAGCAATTTGTTGTTCTAATACTTCCGCAACCTTTGCGACACCATTTGCTATTTGATCGGCAAATTTTTGTGTATCGGAATCTAGTTGTGACCAAAATATGCCTGCATTCTCCTGAAGCTTTGCAAGTTGATCATCTGTCAAATCAAATAGACCGGTCATACGTCCGCCCATTTTCTTTTTGAAATCATCAATAGACATTCCTAGTGTGTCCGCTGCTTGTTTCCAACCTTCCCAGGACATATCTTCAACTTCACTATATCCCTTCGAGTGTGATTTTCCAGATGCACCAGAATTTAGATACTGTTGTCCTAAAACCCTAGCATTTTCACTTTGCAATTTTACCATTTTAAGCGCTTTTTCATAGGCTGCATTGGCATTATCTCCTGTAAGAGTTTCAGCTAATTCCAGTTGCTTTTCGATTACTCTATCAAGAATACTGATATAAGACTCATACGTTTCTTTCGCTTTCTCGTATTTCTCCGTTGTATCGTCTTTGCCGAACAAATCAAAAATTTTCATTGCTACCTGCATTGCTGCGCCAATAATCGCAAGAATAACAGACGCTTTTTCAACTGTACTAATAGCGTTCGCTGATGTATTTGCTGCTGATTCAACGCCAGACATAGCAGTCATTGTAAATGCTCCGATATTACCAATGAAAGAGATAATTTCTCCAGCAGGTCCACCGATCGTTTTTCCAAGTTCATCTATTGTGTCCGCTAGTTCTGATATCTGTGCTCTGACTTCTTTCTCTGCCTTTTTAACTTGGTTGTCTTTCTTGACAACCTTATCTTTTGCTGCGTTGTAGTTTTCAGTTTTCTTTTTAACTTGCTCCAAGGCCTGCGCTTCGGATAAATAGGCTTTAGTCGATTCTATTTTACCTGTTTCCGGATTGTATTTAGAGGATTTGATCCCATTCTCAAATTTAGCACCTCCTTTCACAGCCTCGGCTTTTATCCGAGCATTTTCTAACTCGATTTGCGCATTGGCTAGCTCTTCTTCAGCTTCCGCTAGTTCTTTCTTCTTATCAGATAATGACTGAAACGGATTACGGGAATCCAATTCGTCCATGATGGATTGAATTGTACTCGTATATTCGCGAAGTTGATCAGGAGATAGAACTTGTGCCGCTGTACTCTTTGCATTCTCTAATTGCGTTAAAAGGGAATTAAGAGTTTCGGAAGAAGTTTCTTTCAAGTTTTCGAAGGCGCGAACATATTCTGGGGATTCTTTCAACTTATCGTAGTCCAGTTTCATTAACTCCATTCCCTTATTTTTCGTTGCTTGAGCAATGGAACGGTCTATCTGTTCTACCTGATTTGTATCTCCATTCTTCGTAGCTTGTTTACGCTGTTCCTGTAACGTTGCAATATCCTCATTAAATTTTCGTTCAATCGCAAGACGCTGGTCTGTATAATCCTGATACTGATTCAACAGGTCAGATAAATCATCTCCGCGATCAAACTTTGTATTGGTAGCGGTTGTAGCTTCTTTTGCTATATTATCGAATGAAGCAAACAGTTTTTTCGTAGATTCTGAATTGATGAAAACATCTGCATTAAAAATCTTCTTTTTATTTTGAGGATTGATTTCAAAAGCAGCTCGTGCATCTTCTATTACTTTCCGTTTCTTATCCTCGGTTTCGCGCTTAATAGCCTGTAATTCTAGCCGATGATTGAGTGCTCTTTGCCTTAGAACCTTTTCACTGCTTTCTTTAAGTTTATTGATTTCAATCTGTTCAAGTTCATTTGCTGAATCTTCTTTTATTCGTTCCTGTTCAAACTTTTGTTTCTCTAACAGGAGTTTATATTTTTCTTGTTCTTCACGTAATTTTTGTGCCTTATCATCCTGTTTGGAAAATGAATCATAAACTTTTAATTCTTTCTCTGCTTCTTTTAGTTTTTTGATATTTTCTTTGTAAGCAGTAACGACAGTAGCATCAATCCCTTTGAAATTTCCAGCATCCATCGATTTCTTTTGAGCCGAAGCTATTGAATCTAGTGCTTTCGTTGCATCATCTTTTTGCTTGGTCCAAAAGGCTTTATTTTGAGTAGCGGCTTCTTTTTGGGATTGTACATGAGCCTTAATAGATATAGAATGTACCTTTACTGCTCTGTCAACCTCACCTTGTAACAAATCCACTTCTTTAGCAACAGCTTCTCTATCTTCTTTTAATGCACCAGTATACCCATTTCTGTTATTTGTTAGGATGATTTGGTTGTCTATTTTTTGTAAGCGTTGTTTTGCCATAACTAAATTAGTCTTAGCTATAACAACATTTCTTCTTGCTTCTGCTTCTGCTATTTTATTGGTTAATTCTAAGTCATCCATATCTTTCAACTTCTTCAAGTCCATATCTTTAAAAACGGACTTCATTAAACGTTGCAGTTGAAGCAGAGCCTTATATCTTTCTGTAGTGGCAGCCGCATCGCTTCGTGCTATAGAGATAAGACCTTGAATCTTATTCTTATAATCTTCTGCTCTTTGTTGGCTTTCTTTTACTGTTTTATTGAATCGGTATTGTGCTTTCTCTGCAGCAGTTGCACGGGTAGCATACTTATAAATTGCATATCCGAGAGTTGCAGCAGCTGCAGCTGCTAAAATATAGGGATTTGCCAACATGGCTGCAGTATTCTTTAATAGGGAAGCCGTATGCATTTTAATTGTTGTAATCATTGCTTTCCTTGTAGCCATCTGTTTTACTTGGGCAGCAGTAAGGATATTTTCAGATACAGTTCCGGCTTCAACAGCTTTCTGGTACAATGTCATTTCATATTTTTCCATTTCAAGCAATGAAATATGTATTTTCTTAACAGCATTTATAGCTATAATAGAGCCTTTATAGCCAATAAAAGCACTAGTAAGTGTTACTATCAATGTTCCCAATATTCTTAATGATTCTTGTGCATCTCCATTTTCGAAGGCTTTGTTAAAAGAAGTAGCAATAGAAGATACTTCTTTTAAAATCTCTTTTCCAAGGGGACGAAGGGTAGCTGTTATATTATTGCCAAGTAGTTTCATTTGATTTTCGGCAGATGAAGCCATTTCTTTAAAGGCTGCTTCTGCTGCACCGGCAGAATTATTAACTTCGTCTAGATCGGAAGCTGCTTCCTTGGCCTTTTCACCAGTAAGCATTAAAGCGGCTTGGAGTGCTTCGTCGGTACCCAACAATTCTTTCATTTTGGTTGATGAACCGCCTGCTTTGTCATAAATAAGTTGTAATGCTTCTTGGAAAGTACGTCCTTTGAATGCAGCGTCTCCCAACTGGTTGGCTGTACCTAAGATAGCAGCACGTATTTTCGTCATTGCTTCCGAAGTGGGAACACCTTGTTTGGTGATTGATGCTACTGCGCCCAGGACTTCTTTTATATCAATGCCAAATGATGCAGCAATAGGTGCTGCTTGGGCTATACTTTTGCCTAGTTGACCGAAATCAGTCTTACCTAATCGAACGGTGGTAAATAACTGGTCCGAAACTTCCTGGGCTTTAGAAGCATCCAATTTATAAGCATTTAGAACTGTAGTAATAGCATCAGCTGCAGTAGCAGTATCGGTTACTCCACCAACAGCAGCTTTTGCGGATGCTTCCAACACTTTCATTCCGTTGGCTCCGTCATGTCCGGCAGATACGATCTGATAGAGAGCTTTGGCTGCTTCGTTTGCTTCAACGGGAATAGTACGAGTTATCTCCATAACTTGATTCATGTAATCCGTTAAGCTGCCTTTAATTCCATTTGAAAGAGTAGCAACTTCTTTCATGCTTTGTTGAAACTGTTTTTCAAAGTCGTATGCACCTTTGGCAGCTCTGGCAAATGCGATACCTGCACTAATGCCGATCCCACCGAATACATCGAAAGCGGTAATTTCACTGGCCATTGCCTTAATGATTCCCATCGCTTCCTGACGTCCGGAATATAGTCCTGAATTATCTATGCCTGTTGCGAAATACAACGCTCCATCTTTGTTTTGAATACCCATATAGCATTTATTCTTAAAATATAAAGAGGAGCCAAAATTTGGCTATTTCAGGAAGAATGAGCATCTTTGCAGTGTTCTAAGACCAAGGAACAGTTTTTAATTTACTCTAGGGAGTTGACAAGCCTACAATATCACAATATAGGCTATCAATTCCCTTTGCTGCATAGTCCCTAGTGTAAATGAAAGATTATGTTCCTTGGTCGGAATAAAAGGGGAGAGATAGCCTTTTTCTATAATATATAAATCACTATTCATTAGCGTCATGACCAAGGAAAATGAAAACGTATCCATAGCGAATAAAAGTAGCTATACGGAAGAAGAGATTAAAGCTGCCTACGAGAAAGGGAAGAGTGAAGGAAGAATTGAAGGGATGCTCGCTTATCAGAAAAGATTAATTAAAAATCTACAGCAGGATAATGCTTCTCTCAATCAGATGCTTCAAGAAATGAAAAAATAATCCCCTGTATCTTCACAGACACAAGGGACCAAAAACAACTCTAAATCAATTTAATAAAAAAACAGTTAACCTAATATATAAACACAATGGCAAATTACTTTATCTTTTGACCTTCCCGTTAATATCATAATATCTTTTCATCCGGATCTTTTCGTTTGGATTATCAAAACTTGGTAGCTCTATCCATTCATAGTCTCGTCCTTCGACTTCTCCGTCCTCATCAGTCGTTTTATTTCGCTCCCTCATTACAAAGGAGTACTCCTGAAGCAATATCTCTATTAATCCATAGCTACTATCCAGCGTCTCATTAAAAGTCAATCCTAGAGCTTCTTTTACAATAACTAAGAATCTACTTTGGTTGTATCCTTCCAGCTTTGTAGATTTTTCCGAGCGGCTATTATCTCCGTCTCTCGCAATGGGCTCACGTTCCGAAGCATCGTGATAGAGGTACAAAAAGGGTGATATCCTATTCGATATATAATTGCATTGAATAATATGCGTATATCTTCCCATGTGGAATTGTCTGCAAGAGCTTGTTTAAACCATTTTGGCGGATCACTTGGCTTATTATGAATACCTAAGCATACGATATCAAGAAGCAGTTCTCCGTACTTATCCATAATTTTGGGAAAATCTTCTGGCAGCTCTCCCTTTTTTACAATCATCCTATCAATATCTTCTTTTTCAATTTCAAGAAGAAGCGGACGAATTCTAAACCATGTCCGGACTGTAATTGGTTTTATTACAATACTATTACCTGGGTCCTTTCCATTAGGAATAGAATCTCGGTTAGAGAAATCAAATGGGATTCTTACAGGTTGTTCTGTAACAGAATCAGATTCTTGTTGGAATAAGTTTTTTATACTCATAAATTTCATCAAGGAGCCTAGTCAGTTGTACTTCCTGACAATATGTCCAGTTATTCGCGACTAACCTTTAATACTTTCGGCTCCATCCTTCAAATAGTTTGTTCCTGTGAGTGGATTCGAACCACCGGTTTCTACTAATGTAGTGCTTTAACCAACTAAGCTACACAGGAAACCATTTTTACTCTACTACTTCTTCGCCTTCGGGATTTGCTGGATTTTCCGGGGCTTCTCCGCCTTCAGACACGCTTATAACTTCACGCATAAAAGCAGCCTTTTTTTCTCCGGAAGCTGTAATGGCTGCCTGCATATATACACGTACAAGTAACAACTCCGCTTGCTCGGAACCGGGAGCTTGTGAGATCTTAGAAGTAATCTTACCATTAACAACGGTATAAACTACCTTTTTACCGTTTTTGGGTAATGTTTCGCACTGGAATGTCTTTGAGATAGAAGGAACGTTGATTGGTTTCTTCCAGATGTTTTTTCCGTCAGCTGTATCAATCTCACCACCTGCCAACTCTTTAAGTACTTCGTTAGAAGGAGTAGGAATAGAGAGTTCGATGTAATCTGTTGTATCTTTTACAAATTCAACATACAAAGGTTCATCGCTTCCTTCCGTCTCGACTTTTACTTCTTTAGGATCCGCAAAGTTGAATACTACACTTCCTTTTGTCGGAAGAGGAAATTCTTTGAGGTCCGTTCCCGGAACACCGTCTCCGACTGCTCCAAATTTAATTTTACCTACGCCCATAGCGATAGGTCTTACTTCTCCTGGCATAATTATTGATCTATTAAAATTTCTAATCTAATATTTGTACAAGCGAATTTCTCTTTCAAGTCCGGCATTGGAACACTCCAGAGAACTGTCACTTCTTTACATACACCGTCATTACTATTGATTGAATCAAGCGACTTCCGCACCTTACGCTTAATTTCCTTCATGCGTTGACGTTGGTGCATACCATTTTCATTCAAAGGGACAAAGATGTTGACGTTAATAGGCACTTTATTAATGAAGTCGAGTTCATTCAATTGTAGATGATTGATAACGATATGTTCATTGGTCAAGCCTGCTTCCGATTTGTCTTTGTAAATCATAACATCGGTGCCCGCAGCGGCCACAGCATTATAAACTATATCTACAGCGTCAAATTCATCCATAATCAAATCTTGCTAAAAACTGATTTCAACGTATCCCTTAGATACTTCTCACATTGCGTATTAGCCCCTGAAACGACTTCATATCCTTTAGCTTCCACGGCAGCCGCATATTCCATTCCTGCAACACCTACCAATACATAACCACCAGTATAAGACAGTGAGACTTCTTCTGCAAGCCTACGCCCTTTATACTTACCGGTTGTCTTATCAATTCCTTTCTCACTTTCGGTAAAGTTCTCTGCAACCACTTCTCCGTTTTTCGCAATTATATATCCGATAGATGAACGAAGATTGCCAGTCTGGTCCTTATATGAGCCGTTCCGGCGAGCTATATCGATAAACTTTTCACCTCCTGCCTGCAACAATACAAGTATCTTGTTTTCTGCTTTGCTTTGAAAGTGATCGAACCAACGTTCTAGTGAATGTTGGTCGAATAGGGGAGTCATGCCGTTTTTCATGCGTTGATAATTGAATGTGATTGATAAGGTTCCCAACAGATAATCGGTACATCAATACCCTTTGATGCAACTTTCAAACGCAAAAACTTACTGTCTGCCGGCGGTTGGATTTTGGTGTAAAAATAGCCATGTACTTGCGCTTCATCACCAGCAGAATTACGTTTATAGACAACAGTACCATCACTTACAGGATCATAACGTCCGGGAACGGATATTTCAATCGGTTTCCCCGGAACCCATTCACCGTTTACTGTCTTTCCGTTAACGTCGATAGTGACTATCGCTGTATGTGGATATCGTTTTACCATCTGTTACCAGCCTTTCCTTTGATAATGATTCGTTTCCCGAGTTTACCGGCTTTCTCCGGCTCCCCGTTTTCTATATACAGTTGTTTTGCAGTCTGGACATAGAAAGAACGGGGATGAGTGATAGAAAGCTTATTCTCACTGAAATCCTGTGAGTTTACTAACATGGCGTACGTATCAGCGACACAAAGACCAACTTGCTTCATGTTTTCAGTAGTACATTCCGCTTCGGGGTTGATGCCCCGCTTAACGAAGACTACCTTATCTAAGAAGCTTTCCATATCCTCTATAGAAGGATATTCCAGTATTGTTTCTCTGATTGTTGCCATATAGTTTACTCTTCATCTGTTTTTTCAGTATCTTCACCTTCTTCCCATGCTTGGCCATCAGTTTTCATGATGTACATTGCATCAGGATCATTAATTACAGGAATTGCGTTGGCTTCCGCTTTAGTCCACTCCTTGAACGGTTCCAGTTCAGACCACTTGCTGATGAAAACAAAGTCTTTTTTCAGCGTTGTAGCTTTCTTCTTGTATTCAACGGAATGTTCCGCTGCGATAGGACCATGCTGAATGTCGCCACACTGTAAATCTTCCAGGAAACAAATATTAGCGGATTCCCATGGATTTACAGTAGTACGTTGATGAGCAGCATTCTCAATACGAACAGACGGACTTACAAGAACAATCTGGACACCTTCCGTATTCTCTTGGGCAGCAAGGTATTCATTGATAACCTTTTTGGAGATAGTCAGTTTTTCTTTCTGATTGATCCAGCCTTTTACCTTTTCAATAACAGCCTTTTGCTTCTTCAATAGAGCAAATCTGTCTTTGCGCATTACTACGTATTTGATAGTAACACCTTCGGCAGAAGCGGCAACCACAGTGTCCTCAATATCCTGTAAGCCGTCGGTCGTTGTAGACTTAGACCAATCCACAGCAGCAACTTTCTTGTTTTCATTAGGCATACCACAGCCTACAAATTCTTCGGTAACAATGCCATTGTTATTGCTTGAATTGAGAATGAAGCCACCTTTAGACATTAATTGCATACACCACCATTCGAAACGGCCACGAACAGCGTTATATACGAAGTCTTGATCTTTAAAAGCAAGGTCTAGAATTGATTTCAAGTCTGCATCACCTTCACAATCCCGGCTAAGTTGCTGGTATTCGTTCCAGTCGCTTTCGTTCATACCGCGTTTTACGGCAGTCTTAGGGATATCACCTGACATCTTGCCGATAACTTCACGTTTCTTTTGCGGTGCGGAAGAATCGAATGAAATAACATCAGCGATAACCGGTGCACCTTTTTCGCCAGTAAGAGTTTCCCATTTCAGAGAGTTCTTCTGCTTTACACCAAAGAAATTAGGGAAGAATACCGGCTTAACTTTACGCGAGTTAAGACGGGCACCCATATTCTTACGGTTCACTTGCTTAATTAAACTTCTTTCCATACATAATTATGAATTAATGGATTACACAAAACGGATAAAATGAAGCAATTCCTTCATTGCTTCGTCAATAGGGTAGGGCATTACTGCCTCATTTACAGTACCACGTACCAGAAGTCCTGATTGCTGGTTAGCAACCGTTACATCAACCTTGTTCATTGTAATAACTTCTGGTACATATTTGAACTTGGCGGCTTTGGCATCAGCTTTGGCAGTAACAAGAACTAATACATTACCTATCTCTGCAGCTCCAATTGGTCCAGCAAGGGTTATCGTATCGTAGCCTGGGTTGGTCTTGTCGATTGCAGAGATTATATCAGCAGCTCCAGTTAAGGCACCACCAACAGTAACAGCCTCTCCAACTTTAAACACATGATTCTTTGCTATCTGAATAGTTACTGCATCAGCATCCGCAACAGCCGTAATTCTTCCGGTCTTAACAGTATGATAAAGACCGTTAGCATCCTTACCTACCATAACAAGCGGAGGAAGTTCATCAATGATTCCCTTCAGTTCCGCACGGGCAATAGTACCACCGCCCTGAATGTCCTCAATAATCTTTTCGATTCCGGGAGCATACTGAAATTCTTTTTGTTTTTTTCTGAACATAGCTTTTAATTATTAATTATTATTCTTCAAGTCCAAGGCTGGCAGTCCCGTTATTAGCATCTTCCTCGTCCTCCATTAGTTCCAGCCATTCTTTCTCTGAACGTTCTTTGGGCTTGTAGGAATTAGGCTTGTAACCGCCACCGGCGACCTCATCATCTATTACCGACTGTCTGATTTCAGCGTATTCTTCTTGCAACTCTTTAATCTGATCTTCAACAGAAGTTTCAGAATTGACATCAATACGGTTAAACCACTTTTCAGGGAGTTTTGCATCTGCAAATAGTGTTCTGGCTGATGCCTGTTTCGTGGAAGTTGTGACTGTTGATACGACAGAAGATACCGATGCGGTCAACTCGGAGATTTGCTTCTGTTGGGCTTTCAATAGCTTAACTACAGATGCGGGCAAATCTTCGAAGTCTTCATCATCGTCTTCTTCATCATCGTCTTCGGATTTTACTGTTTTCTTAGTCTTTTTAGCCGATTTGATAGGTTTACCATCCTTTAAACCATTGTTCTTTTCATACTCGGCAATAGCATCCTTTTTCGCTTTTTCTATTGCGGATGTGCTTTCAAGATCAGGAAGAATATTGTCTTTGAACAAGGCAATATAAGTATCAATATCCTCCTCCTTTTCGATTTTGAAGAGTTTCTGAACCTTTACAGCGTACTTTTCGTTTACACCTGCGGCTTTCAAGCCCTTTTTAATTGCATCAATGATTGTCATAACGATTTTCTATTAAAATATAAGGAGAGTAAATTTTTCCTGCTTATATATTTTATTTCAGAATCAAATGCATATATTTGTAATTAAGTCAAAGTATAAAATGGATTATATAGAAGATAGACACGAATATTACAATGTGTATATATCTAAGTGTACACAATGCAAGCATTTTAATTTTGATAGATTAAAATGCCCGGCATACCCTAATGGCATTCCTGTAAAATACCTTGATGGTTCACAGGTACATGACAAAAGAGAAAGCGACCAAAAAGGGGAGTTCGTCTTCCTAAAAGAATCCAATTAACGAGTTTTCGCTTTTGTATAACTCCATCCCATTTTTTCGGATATCCGTTTCCATAATATATGATAATGGACCACTGAAGCCATTGTTGGGGATAGTGTATTATTATTGATTCTAGCAGTAAACTCTGCTCTTAGTTTGTTATTCTCCCGATTCACTAGCTTTTCGAATTTACTAATTGTAATTCCCCATCCTTCTTCGGGACGTTTCATAGCGAATGTATAATTAGGTGTTACAGCTCTCATTTCTGATACATTATGAGCTATTGCAAGATACATATCAGCCGGACTGAATGAGTTACCTATTCGTCCCAAACTCTTTTCTGGCTCTTGCCAGCCTCTTGGGTGATTATGTGTGAAAACGCAATCCTTCATCTTTGCACATTCTTCATCCGTAAACGCAACACTATATTTGGCTCCGCGCTTATCGATTACAACATTACCATTCCTGTCAAATAAGACTCCTGTCTCAAAGCTTTTATTCAGGCGTATTTCATTCTCTGTGTTGGTTATTTTATTATAGAGTTTTCGCTCATTCCATTTTTGTTTAATATTTGCAATTTCAGAATCAGTCTTGATACGTTTAGCTTTTTGAATAGTAGCGACTTCCTGAACCGAAATATTTTTGCTAATATTCCCCATTCTAGCATTAACTTTCGCCATCAAACGTTCCATCATTGCGCTTGTTTCCTTACCCAATTTAGAACGTTCTGAACCCATAAACATAGAAAAAGCTTCTGCAAAGTACTCATGCTCTTGAGTACTTGAATAATAACCGAGTATATTGTGTGTCTCAATTATGCCATTTTTTGTGACGTTGGCTTTTGAGAATGTATTTATTACATCCATTTTCATAGAATACATATTCAAAAGTTTATGCCCGAGTTCATGATCCACAATAGAACGAACAACATCATTTTCATCGGTGTAATAATTGTATTTAATTCCTCGTTGTCTCCATGCCATTTCATTTTTCCAAATGCTATCCCTACGCTTTAATTTGCCTATGTTGAAGTTTATGCTATTGCTTAATTCGTCCCATGATGCATGAGCCTGTTTGCTACGAGGAGCACCGAAATTCCTAAATTTAGGTATTCCAAATTCATTCATCCTACTATTTAACTGATTTACAATCTCTGAAATGATAGGTAAATCTGCTTTCTTTATATCAATAGAAATACTATCCGCAATATTTGTTTGGATAAAATCTATTGCTTGTTGTGGAGTAGTAAATGAAACAAATTCAGATTGAGGTTTCGTTACTTTATCTCGTTTCTTTATTTGAATTGGGGTGGCTATTGTTGGTTTCAATTTTAATCGTTCATTTACATTTCCATCTTGAGTAAAGTTATCTTTATACCAGAAAGCCGATTGCAATCCATCTTTATTCTCGATGACGAAATCCTTTGCTCCCTGGGGAATGTCTGTAATAACCTGCTCTTTCGGAACTGTGTCATTCAGCAGGAAATCAGCAAAATTTTCCGGCTTCATGGTGATAGGAGTGGCAAAGCAGATACAAAAAGGATGAAAGCCTGTAAACTTGAACGTTTTCGGATATTTACCTACCATCGCATCACAGATCTTGCACGGTCCTCGATTATTGGCCGAGCGATGTATCTCAATACCTAATATGAAGTCTTGTTTGCTCCAACGTTCATAGTCTGCACTCCGGTAAGCTGTGTTCGTCGTTGTTGCAGATGTCCGGAGAGCGTTCTTATATGCAGAACGATAAACGCCTTGTCCTGGGTGGTAATCTTTCATCGGTTGAGACAAAACTAATTCGCCTTTCTCATTCCGGATCCTGCGAAAGCGTTTTTGGGGATTTTGCAAAATTTGCCGTATATCACTACTGATTCCGTTTGAATTACGTCCGGCAACTACGCCACTATCAAGATAGAATTCGAGTTGCGATTTCGTCTGCTGTGTAATATTCCAGACCCTATCAGATAATTTGAATCCGTTAGCGTCTATATCATTTTTTAGAGCTTCAAATGCAGATAGACTATGGGAAAACATTCCATCTTTCGTTGCGCTGGAAATAGACATTCCCTTGATGAACTGGGAAATAAAATCATCATTCTTTCTTTCTGCTCGTTCCCAACCGTCCTTTTGAAATGCAGAGATATTAGCATATAGCATTGATTCAAGATTCAGCAGTTCCCGGTCAACTGCACTCTCTATTCCCTGATTGCTTATCCATACATTGTTTTTCCCCGCATCAGACCATTTACGGAGATACGGGGAAACAGAAAGTATAAACTGATTAAAGATATTGGCTATTACGGCCTGCTGTGCAGCAACTTTCTGTATGTGCTGTTTGTCGTAGAAAGAAAGTCCGGGCATAGCTTAGAAAGTTGCTCCAATGAGTGAATTATTCTGTGCAGTCTCTTTCTCATCATTCTTCTTACGATTCAGTTCCGCTTCCACATCATCTGTATAGGGCGAATTTTTAATAATCGTCTCTTTACTATTGAATTGAGAAGCAGTTTCAAGGTTCTTGAGTTCTTCCGCCAAATCCTGTGGGAGAATACTACCAAACTCTACCTCAATGTAGTTGTCATTTAGCTGTGATGCATATTTTGTATGTGTAATATTTGCCATTCCAGCCTGAACTATTGCCACTGTACGTTGAACTGCCGGGCCGAATATCTCCATTTGTTCAGATGCCTTAATCTCTGCATCAATCAACATAAAACGACGTGAGGTACCACTAAGGTTGCCAAGCCCCATTAGTTTACTCATAGATAAATCAGGACTTGAAGATCCGGAATGTATTGCATCATCTAACTGGTTAAGTTCAAGTGTTACGGATTCACAGGACTGTTGCCATGCTAAGTAATCTGCATCACCGTGATATGTATTACCGGTATCCGCATCTACTTCCATAGTAAAGTTTAACTCTTTGCCTACAGTTTCTTTGCTCGGAAGATTAGCCAAACCATAAGTTTTCAGTATCGGTTCGGAAAAGTAGTCATTAGTATCTGATAGGCGGGAAAGTCTCATTTCTTTCTTGTCTATCAAATTAGCGACATCTTCCCAATCCGGACAATCAACTTCGGCATATACTACCGGAATCTTGCCAAAACGATTCTTTATCTTTTTCACTTGCCAAACACCGTCCATAATACCGGAGTAGATAACATCTTTCGTATAGACTTTCACGCATTCGCAAGTACGGCCATTGACTTCTGCATTGTACTTATAGATAAAGCCGTCCATATCGTCGTCTTCATCAAAGTGTGGATAAAATTCACATTCGACATTACTATCCTTGGGAGTAGATAGAATCTTAACCTTCAACTGGCTTTTTCCATCATCTTTAGTGACCGGATAGAATATAATAGCTGCTTTGGTTTCAGACAACACCTTGCGAGCAAACTCTTTCAATACCGATTGCATCTTGAGCTTTCGCTTATAGACCTTCTTAAACTCATCAAATCCGTCATTCGAATCTTCTGCTATGATAGTCATTTCACCGCCAAACAGAAAAGCAACAGATGTGCGGACGATCTTTTTAGGTAGATTTGTTACAACTTTTGCTACATCGACAGTTTTATCCTCTAGTCTCCTTGGCTTTTCGGTTCCTGTATCGGGGTCAACTTCTACTTCTGTATCTGAATATACAGCAATCTTTTTAGACTCCCGATACCCAACAGATTCTTTACGCCGGGTTCTGTCACCATTGTATTCCTCCATATACTCACGAGGATTACGATTCTCACGGGTATCAACGCATAAACCACCTACTATGCTACCGAAATCTTCATTTTTCAGAATATCCTTAATGTCTGGCATATACTTTTCTCTTAAAATATACACAGAAAGGAACTTATCCGCGTCCTACCTTACGAGTCTGCTTCTTAAATTTCAAGCCAAGTGACTCTGCAAACTCTGCAAGGATTGTCATGCCATCCGGAGCATCGTCATGAGCGTTATCACCCTCGCGCTTGTAACTGGTAAACGCTTTCATGAAACGACCGTAGTCTGATCCTTTAGAATATTCTGTTTCATCAAGAAAAGCACAATGCTTCTTTATCCATCCAGCTTTCATGATGATACGTGTTTCCTTGTGCTGTGTTGTTGCCCGGGCTTGAATCATACACGATTTCTTTTTAGCTGTAACAAGTTTGCGTACATTGATAGCAAATATACGCCCGCCATTGTTTGATTCAATACGTAGTTGATCGCACTCTGTATCAATAACCATTTGCGCCAGGCGCGGTTCTGTGACTTCGACAGGATCTTTAGTGAAAAGAATATCGGTAATGAAGTATTTTGGACCAAACACCTTTGCGAATGGTGCGCAGAAATCATCATCTCCTTTATCAGCAGTATCACAGGCTCCGAGTGTTCCATCAGGTTTTTTCCCTGCAATATCGGCAAGTTTGAAGCGCATGAGAGACGATTTTGGGAATAGTAACCCTTTGGCCTCGAACGGTTCCTGCATATACTCGGCCATCCAAATACTTTCGTCTGTTTCAGAACGTAATTCCTTGTAATATTCTGTAGTATGAACATCGGCGCAGAAAGTTTCATCATTCTCATCCAGCGCAGCAATACGAATGATTTCATTGTACTTGCCGGCTTCTTCCATGCGTCCAAGGACATCATTAGAGGACCAGCGAGTACCAATATCAATCATACAGCAGCTTCCTTCAATACGGGAGTCATGCGTACCCTGCTTCCAAGACCATACCTTTTCATTGTTATTATCCGATAATGCATCTTCCAGACTCTTGTACAAGTCATCCGTCATGGCGAGCATTGACGCACCAAATCCAATAACGGTACCACCAACACCACCACCGAAGTAGGATACTTGTCGTGCGCCTTCCACACTCCAGCTCTTGACATTCTGCTTATCACCCTTTAAATGGATATCGGGAAATATTTCTTTAAAACGCCTAGATTTCACAACATCTCGAGTATCGTATGATAGTTTATTATAGAGAGTATCCGAACAACAGTTACGCATAACTGACTCTTCCGGAAAGTGTCCGTACATCCAGGCAATGAATAGAGAAGATATATAAGACTTTCCGGCACGTGGCGGCATACTGACAGCAAGACGGTAGATTATACCCGCAGAATACGAACTGTACACACGCATGAACGCCTCAGCGACCTTTTTTAGGAACAGACGTTTAGAGAAAAACTTCGGATCATAGTACAAACAGAATGCCCAAAAGTCTTTCTTTGCTATTCGTTTGCGGAGTATGGTAGCAGCTTTCGCCTTACGAATCAATATTTCTCTTTTACTTTTCTTCTTTACCATCAATAATAGCCTGTAACTGTTCGTCACTCAATCCTTCCAGTTCATCACCAAGATTCACATTTGCATCAACTTCTTTCTTGTCACGCCATTTCTCCGGCTGTCGGTTCTTCAGCCAAAATATTGCAGCTGTTGTATCAGGAGGATAATGTTCTATGTATTCTTTCGAATCGGTAATCTTTCCCTCTGATGTTGCGAATTTGGTAGCTTTGCAGTTATAGCCAATCGCACGGTTATAAAGACGGGATGCCACATTGGCATCCGCAATATTCTTTCCTTTTTTTAGGGACTGAAGAAATTCCGGATAATCTTTCTTCCATTGATTAAGTGTGCGCTCGGTAACACTAAATAAATCAGCCATTTCCTTGTCTGTTGCCCCTAATAAGGCATAATTCTCGGCTAACTGATTATATTCTTCTTTATATGCGCTTTTGCGTCCCATATGATACTTTTTGCTTAAAATATAATGCCGAGTACTCATTTCTATGGGAAAAAGAAAGGTGAGACTGTGATTTAGTCCCACCTAATCTATAATATTATCACAATAATCTAACGTCTTTATGGCGTTATACAGATTATTTCTGAGTTTGTAAGCGAAAGTAATAGGAAGCTACCCCTTATTGTTATAAAATAGCACTTTTAAATAGGTAATCTGTAATAGCACCTAATGTGTCATATACTTTTAGACCTATTTGATGATAATCATCGAAACGTATTTTTATATCCTTAATAATTTTATTTTCTATCGTATATTCGAAAGCTGTACTTACTTTATCATTACGATAACCATTTCTGAGGTCATATGTACAAATGATGTTATCTTTATTAGATGTTAAAGATAAATTGCCGTTTCTTTTCTCGGCTAAAGCCCAGTATGGCCCAACAAGGCAAGCTATACATTTTCTAAATTGGTCATTATTATTAGTTATAATGAATGTTGAATAATCAATTTTGAAAACTTTAAGTAAAGCTAAAAAATGAGTGTAGTCTGATTTTAAGGGTAAACTTAATCCATTTAAACCTTTCTCTAAAGGTATTATGTAATCTCTGATTTGAGATTCTGATTTTTTTATGCGTTCTTTTATTAATCTTAAATTATAATTTTGTTTGGATGAGTCATCTAATTTGTTAAGAATCAAATCAGCTAATATTTCACATAGTATAGAATGTTTAAGTAAATTCTTATTAAACAAATTATTAATAATATACTCTTTCAAATTTTCTTTTAAAGAGTAGTCAAATTGTTTGTTATTTGAAAATTTGCTTATATAGCCTGTGAAATCAGTCTTTTCTCCATAAACATGAGAATATATATTCCTAATATTATTAAGATCGCAGACAGTGATTATTTTATCTAAGCAGAATTTATTATCTCCACACGTTTTTTCAAATTCATCTATCCCTGGAGTATATCTGTCAAAATGAGCGGAGAAAATATTTAAGATTCTAAATATATGTTCTGGGTCTATTCTATCAAGGTCTTCTATGATTAAAACAACCTTTTTCATAGGATTCAGCTTTCTATATTCACATGTTATATCGCATATCAATTGCGAAATGGTATCAAATTCATATATTGATCCTTTTAGTGAATCAAATTTGGTGATATATAATTCTGATGTCTTATTAGCTGACTTAAATTGTTCTTTATATTTATCAAACTTGTCTTTTATGTTTTTTATTTTTTTGATAACACTACTTATACTTATATCAACTCCGTAAACGTTGATTTTGGGTATCAAGTCTATAACATCTAAAATTGCGTCTTCTGATTTATTCATAAAATAAGAATAAAATAACGATGCATTACTTAACTCTATTTCATTAATGTTGATATCTTTATTCGATAGTAGCCTAATCAATATATCTCTTTTTATTAGTTCAAAGATATCTTTATTATCCATTACCTGATAATTTACAGGATATATTGGAATGAACAGATATTCACCTGAATATTCTTTTATAAAGCTACTAATGAAGTAGCTTTTCCCATCGCCGAATTTTGCTGATAATATACATCTTGAATTAGCATCAAGATATTGTTTAAAATCCTTGAGATAAGGTTCTATTGGAATCATATTTTCTTCTGTAGTCATGTCTTTGTTGTTTTTTTACCAAAAGTAATAATATTACAAATTAAAACAATGAACTTCCATTTATTTTCTTTCTAATAAGTTCTTGTACTCCGTTATAAATCTCATATAGTTGTTTCAATGTTTCCGGGCCTTCCCAATCGGAAAAATTTCCGTCCTGGAAGAAGTGAAACTCAAAAACACGGGCTGCTACCGGACCTAAATCAAGGCTTTCAAATGTTTCTCTTACTAAATGTAGCTTATCAAGTATTTCAGCGTTTCGATCTTCTGAATCATCTGAAATATCCTCAATATCCAACCTGGAATAATCTATATTATCATCCACAGGTAGGGGCTTGTATCTACTCCGATACTGTGAAGTAGGAGAGGATGCGTTTAGCTTTATCATCTTCAAAACAAAGAAATCAAGCTCTGTATAGCCATTTCTTTTTGTTTCAAGTAATTTATCCAGTAACCTGTTTTTCTTTTGAAGGAGCGAACAAATGACCTCATTCAAGACATCTGTCGCTTCATCAGGAATACTAGCAAGCACACAATGATACAAAGAGTAATCGAGCCAGCGCTCGTAGCGCTTAGTTATGTAATTATTTACTGCTTCACTTGCCATATGCATAAAGATTTTATATATTTGCTGTTCCTAATAGCAATACAAAGCTTTATGCTTATGAAAGCGGTCGGTGGTGGTACGCCGGCCGCATTTATTTTTCCAACTCTTTACCCTTGGCAATGTTGTAATTACACAAATACATCCCTATATCCATTTCGGCTACATCAGGGGAAGGAGTACTTTCACCGTAAATCTTACGTAGAGCCTCTTTATTGCCTCCCCATGCTTTCCAAAGTACCTTGGGCTCATACTTATCAGGCAGATATGGAAATAGCTCACAGAAGGCCTTGAAATCCTGTTTTGCTTTTTCTCGTTCTCTTCTGGTATTTTGAACTCCCGTAACGATATCTTTGATCAAGTTCTCGTTACGCGCATAGCCAGTTTCAGCCTTTTTTCGTACAAGTTCATTTTCTCTATGCTCAATTTCACGGCGTCTGTCTTTGCAAAAATCGGCAAGCGATACCATGATAGCTTGATTGTTGATTTTCGTCCCCCATACAAATTGTCCTCGGCTGCCATTTTTTAGCTGGGAGAAGAAAATGCATAACTCGGCTAAATTCAGGTACCAGTAGCTGGATAGTATCGACAAGGCTGTTTCCGCTAGTTGGGCATTGGTTAACTCTACACCGGCATATCTCAACACTGACTTCAAATGTTCAGTGATAATTTCTACCGATATCGAGTTGCTATAACTCCTGTTTACATCTGCCAAAGTAGGTATATTCCCTGCATTAGCCACGTCAGACAATGAAACATTACAGTTCAACTGTGCGACTGTTCCACTCCATTCAGCGACCAATTGAGAGGCCGTCGATCCAGTTTGTAAGGCTTGCTGGATCGGGGTTAGTTCCTTTCGGATTACTGCCGTCACCTGGACTATCTGCGACGGGCTTAGTACTGTCTGCATCCCTGTTTTTATTAATTCTCCGTTCATCTTTCTTATTTTTAAGTTCAAATGTCAGCCATCGGGCAAAGTGAGACATCGCATCCTTAGGCGACTTCGCCGTTTCTCCTTCATTCTGCAATTTCATAAAGAACTTCTCCAGAAACCCGTAAAAGGCTTCTAGCGTGAAATCAGGGGTTCCAGAAGAACGAGTATTCATCGTTACTGTTTCCGCCCATGATCGATTCGATTTAAGTTCAGTATAACAGTCGTCCAAAGACTTGTCGAAAAAACTATCAGCCGGAAACAGATCTCCCACGCGTAAGGGAGATATTGTCTTATTGTCTTTAGTCTTATCTTTAATGTTAACCGTTTTACTTACCCTTTTACTTACCGTTTTACTTACCTCTTTACTTACCGTTTTACTTTCGTCAAGTAAGTAATAAACTGGCGATTTTGCATTCTTTTTACCCGATTCGAAAGTTATTAAACCTTTTTGCTGCAATCTGTTCCTAACTTCAATGACGGTCTTCTCTGATATACCGGTTGCGAGGACGATAGTCTTGTTGGGATGTTCAAACGGATTCTGCCAACCCCGAATATTGCACTCATTCAAGAGATAGAAGTACAAAAAGACTTCGTTCGGGCTGAATTCTACACTTCGATTCATCTTCCAAAATTGGTTTATATAATCTATATAGGTCATTGTATGCTATGCCGTCAGTTTCTGACGTATTAAGTTCATATTCTTTTTCACGAGTCCGATAATACGGTTATGGTACTCGGTATTACTATTGCAGGCTCCACGGGACTGAACAATACTGAATGTCTTTAAATTGACCTCTACAGTCTCAATATGTTTCTTGCCGATTCGAGCAGAAAGAATGAGTGAATCCTTTTCTTTATAATATTTATTTGTAAAGACGCAATGGTGCATGATTTCACCTTCTTGTTGAAACTCTTCAAGACTTTTGAGCGGTACTACGACTATTTTACCATCAGACATTTTTAGGTCAAAGAACTTCGATTTTTCTTTGATATAATTCTCTGCATCCTTCTTGAGTTTAAGCAATTGTTGCATTTCTTTAGCCTTGCGTTCTTTTTCATCATCACGTTTCTTTCTCGCCACATACAAGTCATGGGATTTTTTTAGATTCTTAGGACAAACGTAATGGGCGTTATGCAGATCCTTACGATAATGTTCAAGTAGTTTCAGATAATCAAACCACATCGAAACATCTTTAATCCGATATTTATTTCGAAGACAAATTCTAATAGACGGCCAATACATATCAATTTTGTAACGGTGTCCCTCGAAATAATCTATTAATTCATAACGTCTTGCCTTTAGAAGTGTTTCAGCCTTGGGAGAATGGGGAATTGTATTGGTGGCAGTAAGAAATGACATACCGCGTAATTTACAATCTATACCCATTCGAATATACTTAGGTCTAAAGACGGAGGCCGGATGATAGCGTTCGCAATAAACATCATTATTACAGCTGTAATAATACGATCCAATAACTTTATTACGTATTTCCAGATCTCCACACCATCCACAATATCCATTATTAGCACGAGCTACTACCTCTCGGCTACCGTCATCTTTTATCCAATGTTGTAGTATCTCCCGGATAAAATAACGAGGATTCGTTTCTTCCCGGTAGTAAGCAATCAATTCAAAGCCTCGTATAACTTGAAATTCTTCACAAATTTCTGCTTTGCCAATAAATATTGTCTGTTTATTGATATGCTTCCTTGATTGTTCTATCTTCAAGGATGCACCACAATGAGGACAAATAGCACGCTTACGCTTTACAGGTTCTGGAGAGAAGCGCTGCCCGCACTCCATGCATATAACGCGTGTCTTGGTTGCATATCCTATATGTTTTAAACAATCGCTTTTAGCCCAGTCAATCATTATATTCTCAATATTAGGTAGCTGGCTACTTAAACCTGCTACTCTAAGCTGTAATTTAGTTCTTGGCTTCATAAGTCTTCAAATAATAAAAATTGTCCGGAAGGTATTTGCTTTTTCATCCCTTTACGCTTATTAGGGGCAGAAGCAGGTTTTTTAATTTCTGGTTGTTCTGTAGATGCTTCTTTTTTCACATTTCCAGCTGATACCTTATAATTGGTTTGCTTACTAACTTTGATATCATCTTCATCATAGTAATGAACTGCTAATCCGAATACTTCATCATCGGACATACATACAACACTACCACCGCGTTTTTTTGCCTGACTTATGATATAGTCGTAGCATTCATCTATTTTCTTATTTGGCTTTGCATAGGAGGTAGCAAAGAGAGGGTCACGCTTTGCTCGCTCTTCTAAATATGATTGAATAACCTGTTTAGGTGATTGATGTTCTTTTCCCATAGCATTAATAATTAATTGATAAAGGCATTAATAGATAAGTCAAGCTACGAACTTCTTCATCGCAGCGGGTAAAGATTGAGGCTTTTGATGGATCACTCATGCTGATAGTAATATCTTCCGAAGGAATGTTATTTATCATTTCTATTAAGAAGCTGCTCTTAAAACCAATTTCAATATTACAGCCTAACTGCAGGGTGATCGTTTCTTCTGCTGATTTAAAAAAGTCTAAATCATGAGCTTCAATTTTAAGAGAAGTAGAGTCAAACTTGAGTACCACCAAGGATGAGGATTCGGAGCAGAAGACAGATACACGCTTTAGAGCTGATACTATATCAGTCTTCTTTAATACTGCACGATTAGGTTGTTTTTGAGGGATAACAGCACGATAATTAGGGAATCGGCCTTCGATCATACGACAGATTAACCGGTATGAATCAAATTCAATTAAAATATTGGTCTTGTTTACCGAGATTTCTACTTCCATGCAATCTTCCGGAACAATGTTAGAAAGTACTTTAGCAAACTTGCTTGGTAGGATGAAAGCCGCCCGCTCTTTTCGTGTGTAAGGAGACGGATTCTCAATCATCGCTAGACGAGTGCCATCAGTTGCAACAAAAGACACAGAATCTAGGCCTATATCAAAATAAACTCCGTTCAGTACTGGGCGAAGTTCATCATTAGCACTACAAAACAATACTTGCCTTATTCCGTATAATAGATCGTTGCCTGATACAAGAATTGGGCTGGCAGTATCATCCGTGCTCATAGATGGGTATTGATCTCCTTTTTCAAGTGGTATTGAGAACTTACCGTTTGCATACTTAACAATCAACTCCTTTTCGAGGATGGATATAATCAAGGGTTGTTCGGGAATCTCTTTTAATCCGTCAAGTAATGTTTTGGCATTAGCCATAAAAGTGTAATTGGTGAAGTCTGCGGCACCATCAATGTTTGTAGAGATGCGTCCTCCTTCTTCTCCTGCGGTTACTAGAATGACTCCAAATTCATCGACAACAAACAAAAAGTTGTCATAGGCAGGTAATGAGTTTTTAGGCTGTATAATTCGCCCGACTGATTTTAGCTTATCTGATAAAGCTGTTTTTGATACTGTAATTTCCATGCGTCATTGTTTTTTGGCGCATAACATAAAGAGGAGATAGGTTTCAGTAATTAAAAGCTATTGAATTGTATAGGAACAACAAAAGCCGGATAAAATCATTGTTTTATCCAGCTCAACACCATTATGTTTGCAAATATATAGAGAGTTTTTGTATTTGCAAACGTTTCAGTCTTTTTTTTCTTCTTTTTTTTGCAATAAATCCAATACAGCGCGATTTGCCTTGTCGCAAATACTATAATCTATATCAATGTAGATATCAGCCATTTTATAGTCATTGTTCACATGGCCAAGACAGAAGTCGATGTCAGCTTTTGGTACTCCGGCTTTATTTCTTGCTAAACTAGCCCATGTGTGGCGAGCCCAATTAGTAGTAACTTTAACATCAATCTCTAAGTTCATGCAAATGTCTTTCAGCCCATTATTGACTGCCCGCATAAAATTATTCAAGTTACAATAGTTGGTATGAAAGTAGGAGAGGAAATAGCCCTCTGTGTATTTATCAAGGAGGATGCGGAGTTCCGGTTCTATTTTTATCGAAAGCGGTATTTGTTCATGATTGTTCCGCGTTTTTGTTTTTGAACGTGTGTATTCCAGTCTTCCACGACGTTCACATGATATACTATATAGATCATTGATATTGATTCCCATCATATAGAACATCATCATAAAGACATCACGAGCCATATTAGTACATTTCTTATCAGACTGAAAATCTCGGATTTTTA